AAGTCCACACCGTGAAAACGGCCGATATGGATTTCGATCTGTCAGTGAAGATCAAGCGCGAACGAACCGCCGCCGGTCCAGGGCGCGGCTACCAGGTGTTCGGCATGATCGAAACGATTTATTTCGAGCCGGACGATGGCTGCAAAATGCCGCTCGAGGATGCCGAAAAAGTGGGCCGCCGCCTGTACTGGCCGGATCACGGTCCGGCGATCGCGCGATCGATCCCCGAAGGCGATCTTTTGATCGTGTCGCGCTTGCCGCTGCGGCGCGGCTATGCGGCCATGCCGGACGTGCCCGATCCCACGCGGCCGGTGAAAAATCCTTTCAAGGTGGACCGGCGCGGGCAAAGCCATCTGGCGCCGGACGAAGCGCCGCGCGAGGCGCCGAAGCGCCGGCAGCGCCTCGAAATGATCGCCTCGGCGAAATTCAGGAATTTTCTGGTGTTCCATCCCATCGCGCAAATCATCGTCGTCACGGCGGTGGGCGCGGCGAATTGGGCCTCCCTCGGCAGCCACAAAATGCCGATTTCGTCCATGAGCAGCTGGGACGATACGAAAATGGCTTTGCTGGTGGATCCGTATTCGGGCGAATGTCTTTTCAAAGGCGGGCGCTACGACATTTCGGATCATTTCAATCTGGACGCTATGGCGTCCACAAGTTTGAAAGGCTGATATGCAACTCGTCAGACTTGTCAATCCCACGTATGACGCTCGCCGGCGTCGTCGGATTCATGGGGACAAAGACGGCGGGGAAGGAGGATTTATGGCGCATCACAAAAAAGGGTTTCACCCGTTCCGCCGCAGTAACCCGTTCGGCGCCGGCGATATGAACAAACTCGCCGTCAAAGTGGCGGGCGCGGTCGGCGGGGCTCTTGCCGCGGGAACGATTCCGGGCATGGTCGCTCCATCGTTCAGCACGGGATGGGCCGGAGTGTTTGCCGCTCTGGTCGTCGCGTTCGGCGGCGCATTCCTGATCAAAGGAATGAGTGCCGACCTTGCGGAAGGCGTGCTGATCGGCGGTTCGGTCAACGCGGTTTCCCGTGCGGTCAACGTGGCAACCGGGAAGTCGCTCACGCTCGGCCAGTATGGACCGTTGAATTTCACGATCCCCACTCCGGCGTATCAGCAACAGGCCCCGGCCATCGCGGCATCGGCTTCCAAGACGTCGCCCGGAAAATCGGCGGCGCCTGCGGCGGCAACGTCCGCGATGGGCATGTACGGCCCGCGGCGCGCGTATAGCAAATACGTGTCCTAGCGGCGATGCAGTTTCATGCAGTAACAACGTCCCCGGCTACGGGCCGGGAGAAAGGAGCACCGAACAATGAAACATCTCAACGCAAAATGCTTTTCGCATTTGCAGGAACTTTCGGCGCACGAAATCGGACGGCCTAAATTCCGCCTGCGCAACATGCTGGCGGCGGGCCTCGGCGATTTCGTCGTGCAACCGGAATGGGATTACTACGGAGTGGCGGTTTCCACGGCCGTCGTGAAGCAAGTCCTCTTCACGATCCCGCAGAACAATCCATTCACCATCACCGGCGGCGCGACCGTGACGAAAACCCTGCAAATGACGAGCATGCAGCAATCGGCGCAGTTGCAGGCACCGGAGCGCATGCTTGTTCGCGGGATCACCGTATTCGTCGATAACAACGTGAACCAGTTCGATATGGTTCGCTTCGGAAGCCAGACCATCGTGAACTTCTTCATTTCCACGAAGTCGTTCTTTGTGGTGGGCGTGCTGGCGAAATTGCCGGCAGGCGGCGGCGTGTGGGCGCAGCAATTTGGCGCCACGGCGGCGACCACGATCATCGGGGCTGTGGGCAATGGGCTGCCTTCGGAGCACCAGGGATTCCGTTTGACGGATCCCGGATGCGACGGAACTCCCGGCGTCGACCAGTTCCCGAATATCGATGGAATCCTGATCGCGCAGCAACAGGCGTTCAGGGTCGAAGTCGATCCCACGCAGGCGGCCTGGGCGCAAGCCACGGGCTTCACTACGGACGCAAACAACACCGTGCCCATCGGGACGGGAATCAATGCGTTCGTATACCTGGAAGGTCAAAAGGCGCGCGCGGTTCTCTAGAAACTGGAACCGCGTGCGGACCCTCGGCGTGGCATTGCGCGGACGCCGAGAAAACTCGATCGCGGGCCGTAAGCGCGAAGGCGCCGCGGCCCGCACGCAGTACGCAGGCGAGCGATGAAGGGATTTTCTACCGTGGATACGAACGAAAAGTTTAAGGATGTGATCGCAGAATTCAAGTCGATGCTGGACGTGGATCGATTCGCGCTGGATCATGCAAGGCGTTTGCCCGTGCCGATGGGCGCTTCGCAGGGCGCGCCGCTTTCGCAGGATCAATTGAACGAATTGATGAACGATCCGCAACTGCAGGAACTCGGGGGAAATCTCTATATCGCGAAAATGTTCCACTACATCGCGAATTTCACCTTCGCGGGAAATGGAACCATCGCGCAGACGATTCAAATCGATAGCGACGCCGATTTCCAGCTTTTGATGTTGCTGGCGGACTACACGAGCGCGCTCGCGACGGTGAACGTCACCGAGGGCGGGTCCGGCGGCCTTTCCTGGATGAGTGCGCCCGTGAATATCGATCTCTTCGCCGGCAGCGCGCAGCTTCCATTTCCGGCGGGCTTGATCCCGCAGCTTCTCCCCAAAAAGCGCGTGTACAACATTTCGATCGTGAATACGAGCGGCGCGGCCAACACGATCCAGATCAGTTTTTGGGGATATAAGCTGTTCCCGGCCGCGCAAGCCGCGCAGCTGGGCGCGGTGCCGTCACAACAGTAATTCGCGAGGGAAAAGCAACGCGCTCCGTCGCAGTGTTAACCTTGAGGATTTTCAGGCTTGTGGCCGCACGCGTTGCCGGAGCGAAAGGATAGCACGGAATGATTAATCCCTGGACGCAAGGCCATGTACCCGGCGCGAGAATGTCTCCCACGCTCGGGGCCTGGCAGAATCGCAGAAAACTCGTTTCGTCGGGATGGGTTCCGCCGCAATGGGTTCGGCTCTCTCTCGCCGGCGCGCATCTCTACTGGTACGCGTTTCAACCGCTCATTTTGACGGCCGGAGAAACGGACCTCGCGCGCGTGACCGTCCAAGAGGATTTCTGGCTGGTCGCGATTCTGGCGCATGCCACGTCCGGCCTTGCCGCGGCATCCGGTTCCTTTCGCGCGCTCATCTACGAAGATTTGCTCGGGTACAAGTGGGGAAAATACGGCGTGGATCAGGTTCTCTTCACGACGAACGGCAAGGAACCTGGCTTGCTGAAAATTCCGCACTTCATCGCCAACGGTTCGCCCGTGAATTGCCGGATCCAAAATCTCGACGGCGCGAATCCGAACACCGTGAGCGTAAGTCTCTTCGGCTATTCGGCCTGGTGGAGAAGCTAACATGGCCTACGAAACACTCGTTACCACAAGCCCATCGGACGCCGCCGGGCAACCGAACGGGACGGACGCGGCCGCGTCTTCGATCGAGAAAACCATCTGGCCGTATAAGCGGCGCGCCGATCGCTCCATCCAGCCGAATCTAGTGCTGCGTCCGCCCGCCGCGCCGGCGGCTTCCGACGATCCCACGATCGACGCGATCAATTCCGTTCAGAGCGTGATGCAGCAAGTCCAGCGCTCCACGCGGCTGATCGCCGCGCCGTGGCTGATCGAACCGCCGGACTCCGAATCTTTCCATCTTGGCGGCGGAATTCTCATCCCCGCCGCGGATGGCTTGTATCACACAGTCGTTTCGATCACCTGCCCGCCAGGCCGAAACGGCGTGCTGAATCGCATCGCAAACGTGGTGGTAGGCGGCGCATGGTCCGATTTTTCCGGGGCCGCGATCTGGCAGATCGTGCGCAATCCCAGCGCAGGGCCGAATACGGGAGGCTTTGCCGAGCGCAACTATCAGAATGTGCTCGCGTCCTACGGCCTTATCGCCAGCCCGGCGCGCATCTCCGGGATCCGCATTTTTGAAAATGACATCATCCAGTGGGTTTTTCAGAATGTGTCGCTTCCCGTGTCTGGCGAGGAAGTAGGCGCGCTCCTGGGCGGATATTTCTATCCGCGGACGTGGGACGATCAATTCGAAGCGACGGATCGTTCCGTCGCCTGGTGAGACAAGATGCCTAGAAAATTAAATATTCCGAAAGACAAGCAAATTCAGGGAATCAAAAAAGCCCTGCGCAACCGGAAGACGCCGCGCGCCTTCATTCCCTCGCTGAAAAAACGGCTGGCAAAGCTGGGCGGCTCGCTCGTCGTCCTATTCGCTCTTGCGGGATTTACCGCGCGTTCCGCGATGGCGCAGACGCCGGTAAGCATCGTTCCAGTCCAGCAAACATTAGCGCCCGCAGGGACAGCTTGCACGGGATCGACGCAAACCTTTCCCGTGAACAATCGCAACCAAACGCAGCATCACGCCTACGCGAAGACGAGTGGCGTGGCTTCGATGGCGATGGCAATTTACGGTGTGGATAGCAGCGGGACAACGTACCTGATTTCCGATACCTCAACGCAAGGCCAGGCCGGCGTAGGATCGAACGCCGCGGTCACGGCATCGGGATATTTCCCCACCGTGGAAGTTCAGATCACTTGCGTTCCCAACACCGGAACTTTTTTACTCAGTTATTCAGGTTCGCAGGCCGAGCCAGTGCAAACCGTGGGAGCCTATCAAGTCGCGCAACTGGATAAAGTGATTGCAGCGAACGCGCCGGCTGGCGTGAGCGTGGTTTCCGGGGTTTCGCAAACCCCTTTGGGAAGCGCGTACGGCTATATTTCGTTTGCCTATGTAGGCGGTTCGGGGCCGTCCGGTTCGACGATCGTTGTGGAGTGCTCTCCGTCGACGAATGTCAATCCCACCAATCTTACCTTCACGCCGTCCACGAGCGCGGGCGCTCAATTTTTCGATGTCCCGGCTCTTCCATGCGTGAACGTGCTGATCGATTACACCGCCGGCGGGGCCAATGCGAACGTCTTCACGATGGACTATATTTTCCTGCCGCCAGGCTTCCAGATGCCGAACAGCTATTCGCATTTGGCGAGCACGACGGCGACGGAGATTAAACCCGGCCCGGGAACCGTGCACTCCGTGGTGATCGGCACGCCAGCCGCCGGTACGATCACGCTATTCGATCTCGTGCCGGGAAGTTGCACGGGCACGCCGGCGACGAACGTGGTTTCGGTGATCACCTCGATCGCCACGACGACACCGCCGCCCGAGATTTACGACAATCTTTTTCTGAATGGAATTTGCGTGAAGGCGAGCAGCGCCTCGATCGATTTCACGGTGAACTATCAGTAGGGAGATTTTGAGCGAAAGGCCCCGGTAAGGGGCGTTTTCGCGGTAAAAGGGAAGGGAAGAGAATACAATGAAAAAAATCTTTGCTGCAGCCCTGGTACTCGCCGGGGCTTTTCTTTTTGCGTCTCCGGCGGCTGTCTCATCGACTACGAATCCATTCACAACCGTCACGGCGACCGTCACCGATCCGAACGGGATCCCGTATGGCAATGGAACGATGAGCGCCGTTCTCGTCCCGGGATCGCCTGGTGGATGGACGTTAAATAACAACGGGGTCGTGCTTCCCTATTCCGGGCAGATCAACACCGTCCAGCTCGATTCCAATGGACACTTTTCCGCGAATTTCGGAAACAATTCGCAGATCCTGCCAGCAGGAAGTGCATGGCTGATCACCGTCAATTCCAATCAAGGCGGAATTCCAGGGCCTTTCGGAACTGGGCCTCAGACTTTTTCCGTCACCATCGCGATTACTGGCGGGACGGTGGACATCAGCGCTACGTTAAATGCCGCAGCGCGGAAGTTGACGAATTTCGCCAGCCTTGGAACCGTAACGACGACTGGAAGTCCCGCGGCAAATGAGTTTGCGATCTTCTCGGGGCCGTCGTCGATCGGTCCGGCTAGTCCTTGCGCTCTATTGCAGCCAACCGCAAATCCCACAGCCGGGCAGGTGCTTGATAGCGCGGCCCCTTCCGGTGGGACGTGTCAGACGAATTGGATCAGCATCAGCGGATCGGGATCGATTCCGGGCACGCCTGGACTGAACGCCGTTCCTGTTCAATCGGGTTTGATGGCGGAATACAGGATGCTGCCCACCGAAACCCCGGGCGCACTGGTGGACTATTCCGGGAATGGCAACAATGCGACCGGAACGGTGGGAACTGCGCCAACGATGATCGCGAACACAGGGGGCGTTCTTTTCCCTGGGACGGGGGCAGTCAATTTACCGGCTGCCTTAAATTCCGCGTTGACCATCCAGCTATTTTTTATTCCCGGGAGCGGCAATGGCGGAAGCCTGATCGCCGGCAACGGCGCTGCGGCGAATATGATCTTACTTTCGCCGACGCGTGTTGGGGGGACGAACGATAGCATCATCACGGGCTATGCATCGGAGCACAATCTCCGCTATGTGGCTGGAAATGTAGATACTGCGCCGCCAAACGGCGTTGGGCCGTATCCGCGCGCGGCGATTGGCACCGGATCCTACGCAAGCATCGCGTGGGATATGGTGTCGGCTTCGAATGATCTGTTCTACATCAACGGAACGGCCGCAAATTCGTATATTTTGGAAGGTCTTGGCACGGGCGCGGGGCATCAAACATCTGGAAACTATCAGCTGGGGGGCATTGCATCGGCCAGTTGCACGAACTGGGCGGCGCAACTTTGCAACTTTGCCTCGAACGGCACGCAAATCTATTACGCCATTTTTTATAATCGAGCTCTAACGGCCACTGAAATTCAGGAAAACACCGTATTCGTAAACAACATGCTGAACGCGCGAGCGGTCAATCAGTCCCCCTACAAACCGATTGACATTAATAGTTCCAGCGAACCGACGCTCGCCGTTGACGGAGATTCGCTATCCTGCGGCCCTTGCGCCGGCGTAACCCCACTGCCGGCAAATTCCTACACGGGTTATCTGTTCGGCCTCAACACGACTTTTTCGGTGACGAATCAAGCGCTCGGCGGGCGAACTCTGAACGGAAACATGGTTCCGGCGGGCGGCCAGGCGATCGATCCTCTGTTCTATCCCTACAGCTACGGAAACGTCGCCATCTGCGCATTCTGCGGGACGAATGACAACGTTTTGGGAGTGATCCAGGGCGGAATGGTGCAATGGGCTCAGAATCGGCACGCTGTGGGATGGAAAACGATCGTCGCCGGCATCCTCGACGGGCACGGCGACGCGATCAAGAATTCCCTCAACACCTGGCTGCGGCAAAATTGGCGCTTGTTCGCTGATGCATTTGTGGATGTTGCCGGCACATCTCAATTGGGCGCGAACGGCGCGCAAAACAACACCACGGACTTTTATACCACTGATAAACTGCACATCCAAGATAACGGAATCATCAACTACGAAGCGCCTTACATCAAAAGAGCGATCAACCGGCTGTACGGGAATCAGGATTTTTCATCGGCTACGGTTTACGTCGCCGCCGCCCTCGCCCCTACGGCGACGGTTTCGGGAACGTCCAGTGCTACGCAAAACGTGATCACCGTTGCGGCCACTCCGGCCAACTGCATAGCCGGATCCTGGGTGACAGTGGCCGGCGTGACGCCGGCGGGATACAACGGGAATTTCTATCTAACCTCCGTCACCGGCACAACCGTGACGATGCACAACGCGCCCAGCGAATCGAGCCTCGCCAATATCAGCGTGCAAGGGACGATCGCGTGCCCGCAGCAGCAGGACGCGGACGCTTACCAAGTATTGAATTTCGGGGCGGGAAACTACACCCTGCAGACCGCCGTGGGATACACCGGCCAGAACATTAATATTTTCAACACCAATGCGGCCGCCTCAACCCTTGTCCCTTTTTCGTCCGAAACGATCAATGGCGTTTCCACTTGGAGTCTGCCGGGCGGCGGCACAATTTGCCTAACCTCAGTCCTGATCAGCCCGGCGGCAGGGGGAAACAACTGGCAGACTTGCGACGATAACGCAGCTGGGGCAGTCACGGCGGTCACGGCATCGGCTCCCATCGTTTCAAGCGGCGGATCTACTCCGGCAATCAGTTGCCCCACGTGCCAAACGAGCGGCGGGACTGGAACTGTCACCGCTGTTGACAAGGTGACGCAAAGCGCGGCCATCGGCACCACATCGATTCTTACCTGCCCCGCAAGCCCTGTCACAGGCACCAACTATTTGCTTTCGTGGAACGCAAAAGTTACAACTGCGGCCACCGCTACATCTTCACTGGGGCCGCTGCAGATCACGTACACCACGCCGGACGGCACCACGTTTACCGCCCAGAATATCAACTACACGATCTGGCCGGCGGGGACGGCGATCGACAACGCAGCCAACGGGAGCAACGTGCTCACCAGCTACTCGCAGGGGATGCCGTTCCTTGTGAACTGCGAGGCAGGCGCGACGATTAGCTACGCGTTTGGGTATGCGTCCACCGGCCTGACGGCGATGGTCTACGATCTACATATACGGCTTTTGCAGCAGTGAGCGGCGGTGAGCTATGCCGCGCGAGTCACGTTTTTTCTGTACTGCCCAGAATGCAACCGGCCGCTGCGAATGAAGCGGGACAGCGACGGCCAGCGATACGCGATTTGCGTAATTGCAATCTGCAAGAATCATGGTAAAGAGTATCAAGTCCCAACAGCGGAAATGCTGATGGAACTTCTCAAATCTCGCGAAAGGGAAGGAAAATGAAAAACAAGTTCACGCGATGGATCGGAACGGCAGTTGCCGCATTTTTGCAAGTGAAACGCACGCGATGGATCGGGATCGTCATTTTTGCGGGGTTGCTTATATTTTGGGCGGCTCCCTGGCGGCTGCTCTTTGGCCAGGCCACGAGCGGCTACACGCTTTTGACGTCGGTCACGGCACCAACTGTGACCTACACGGATACCACTTGCCCGGCGACGTCGACTTGTTCGTATGAAGTGACGGCCGTCGACGCGCAAGGGCAAAGCATTCCGGGATGGACTGGAACCACCGCGGGCAGCGGATCGCAATCCGTCTCCGCAGTGCCCGGACCGAAAGGGAATATCGTACTGACTTGGGTCGGCCCCACCACGGGCACGCCTCCGACCAGCTACGATATTTATACGGCGGCACGCGTCCCAAACCCTCCAACGGGGGTAGTGGCTGCGGGTCAGTAACCCCGGCGCCTGCCCCATAGCGAAACTCGGAAAGGAAAAACACGATGCACGGACTGAGCGCGCAGGCTTTTCACTGGACGAGTACCGGCATATTCGGGATGTTGCTGGTCCTGCTCGTCTACCTCGTCTTAGTCTTCACCAAAAATGCGCCGCCGATCGATTCGATCCGCCACTTTGCGGACATCATGGCGGATCGCGGCGGCGTGATCCTGATCCTGACGGTGATGAGCCTGTTTTTCTTCGAACAATCCATGCGGCTGTTTTACGTGGTGATCGATCTCGTCTCCACAAAGCAGCTTGAATCGCAAAACGCAATCGCGCTGATGGCCATCCAGTTCGCCAGCAATTCGGCGTTCGGGATGTCCTTCGGCGCGTTGCTTACCACGATGAAAGCGAACGCGCCGCCAGCGTCGATGAATGCGGCCGATCCCGCAGCGCCGGGCGCGCCGGCGGCAGATATAGGCGCGGCCCTGCCGGCCCCGGCTTCCCCTTCCCCGACTGCGGTAAAACCATGAATCTGCCGTACATCATGTTGGCGATGGCTTTGCAGGCAGGATTGGTTCGTGCCGCGTCAAGGCCAGCATCGCCAGAAGGAAGTACGTCTCGCGGCACGGGCAGCCGGGCACGCCGCAACCTTGTTCGCGATGCAGCGATGAACAATGCCCGCATTGCGGATTCGGACATTTCATGAGGAGAAAGTACCGATGGCGGGAAAGTGGCGCTGTTCAAAAAAGAACACTTTGGACAAAAGATTGAAAGTGTGGCGGCGAGACTATCTGGCCTGGCACCGGCGAGTGATGCGGCTCCTAGCCCTGATCGAGAAAGCCAATGGTTGAAGACGATCCTCACCGGCTCTGCAAGGTCGAATTGAAGGTCGCCGTCCTGGAATCGGAGGGCCGCGGCAATGCGATGGCCTTGACGCTGGCGCGCGATTTGACGGCCGCGGAAAGCCGCAAAACGATGTGGATGATGTCCACCGTAATCGGATGGCTTCTAGCGATCGCGGCCATCGCGTTTGCGGTGATTCGAAAATAACAAAGGGAAACCCGGTGCCCCATGACCTTTGACGATCTGAAAAAAGCGATTTCCTCGGAATGGCTGAAACTTGTTTTCATTCTCGTGGCCCTCGTGGGAAGCTGGTACAAATTCGACTACCGCATCCAGGCCGTCGAATTGCACCAGCAAGAGGAAGCGGGGCAGGTCCAGCATCTTTCCGATGTGATCGACAAGCTGGACAATACCCTCGATCGCATGAATCAGACCATGCGGGATTTCCCGCCCCACCGGCACGTAAACGATGAAAGTGTGATATATCCTGGCGATACGGTGCTCGACAGGAAGCGGTGACGCATGAAGGCCATCGAAGTCTTCGCCGGATCAAGCGGTGCGGTGACGCGGGAATATTATTCCCGGCTTTCACTTCGCGGTCCGATGGGCGAAATTGCGATGAACCTCTTCCGCGCGCAGAAGTGCTCCGCACGCGCGAAGGAATATCGCGGCGGGATTCGAGGCGTCGGCTCTTTCTCGAAACTGTCCTACGATAAAAAAGCCTGGTCGCTGGAAGAACTCTGCCGCATCCTCGGCCATCACTCCGAACAATTTCACATCGGTTATGGATGGAAACTGGACGCTTCGCAGGATCGGGCTTCTTGGGTTCTATATGTAGACCTTCCGCAAGGCCAGGTGAGTTTTCATTCCACTGCGCGATATGCTGGACCGGACTATCCTGGCGATTGGGATCGCCAGCGCGCCAGCGAAATGCGAATCCTCGCCTTTTGCGATTTCGTGTGGGGAAACGTAGGCCATGCCGGAGGGACGGCCTTTTCCACAGAACAGGATGTTTTTAACTTCTCATGCTGAAAACGGTCTGGACTCTCAACGTCGGCGACTACGCTCCGAAACTCTGCGAGCTCACCTATCCGCTGATCCTCGGCTACGCAAAGAAAATCGGGGCGGACTTCCGCATCATCAACGAGCGCCACTATCCCGACTTTCCCGTGGTGTACGAAAAACTGCAAATCTTTCATCGCGGCCGGGGAAACGATTGGAACGTGTACATCGATTCGGACGCGATGGTTTTCCCGGATATGTTTGACATCACGGAGCGAATCCCGAAAGACACCGTGGCGCATTGGGGCCAGGACCACGCGAGCAACCGCTGGCGGTACGACAATTATTTTCGGAGGGACGGCCGGGACATCGGCTCGTGCAACTGGTTTACCGCGGCATCTGACTGGTGCATCGACCTGTGGCATCCCCTGGACGATCCCCCGGAGGGTTTATCCCTCGCGGATGCGATCGAGCGCATCCAGCCGATCACCAAAGAGCGCCTGGCGGGGATCACGCCAGAGCACCTGATCGACGATTACGTGCTTTCCCGGAACATCGCCCGCTACGGCCTCAAGCTCAAGACGGTTCAGCAAATTCAAAAGGAAGATAGCGACGCGGGCGTGTATTTCTGGCACACGCACACCCTGAATTTGCAGACGAAGATCGACCAGATGCGCGCCGGATTGACATCGCTGAATCTCTTACCGATGGCTTCGATGTCCCTCGAAAACTGGATCGCCGAATACGGCGTCGCGCCAGTGCAAAGGAAAGTCCATGCCGATCGCGCTGCACGTTGACAAATTGGAACGGGACGGCACGATCCGTGTCCGGCACATCTTTTTCGGCGATACGCTTGCGGAGTGCGAGGCTTTGCGGAATGAGCACGGCGCGGGCTGCAGGGCGTTCGGCCCGGCCCTCGAGCAAAACCACGTGATCGAGGAAGTGGAAGACATCGAAGAAATCCCGCAATGGGAAAGCGACTGATGGCCAACGTTCCCACCGCAACGATCTTGACGCCGGCGCAAATCCTATACTACGCACAGACGGCCGGCTTCGACGGCGAGGATTTGCAAACCGCCGTGGCCATCGCGCTCGCCGAAAGCCAGGGCAACCCGAACATCTACAATCCCGAAACGGCCGCGTCTGGCGGCACTCCCCCCGGCGAGGGATCGTACGGACTCTGGCAGATTTATTTGAAAGATCATCCCGAATACGCGAACGACAATCTCTACGATCCCCAAACCAACGCGAACGATGCGTACGAAATCTACTCCGCCGCCGGCGGGTTTTCTCCCTGGTCAACGTACAATTCCGGCGCCTATCAGGCTTACCTCGCGCCAGCCGCGGCGGCCGTGCCATCGGTTCCGGGACTCACTTCCACGCCTACGGGGCAAGCGAGCGTTCCCGTGCCGACCGGATGGAGCGCCGAAACTGTTTTGTGGGTTGTGGGCGCCGCCATCGCCGGGCTTGCTCTTTGGAGTTTTCTCGAATGACTCTGTACGAACTCGCCGCCAGCGCCACAAATCCCAACTGTGAATTTCTCGTTTTGCGCCAGACGCGGGATGTGATAAGAAATGGCGCGTTTCGCATATGGGACCGCGGGCCTGGCGCGGGATGTCCGGTCAAAGATCGTTTTTATCACCGCTTCGGGCTGCGCGCGTTCCTTGACGAACCTACGAGGGAGATTGCATGCTATCCAACATCTCACTAGCCCGCCTCGAAGAAACCCATCCCGAATTGCAGCGCCGCGTGAAGAATCTGGCGGACGCGCTGGCGGCGGAAGACATCGCCATCCAGATTGACGCCGGCCTGCGCACCGCGCAGCAACAGGACAATCTATTCGCCGTGGGGCGCACGATGCCGGGGAAAATCGTCACGGACGCGCGCGGCTTTCAATCGAACCATGTGATCGGCTGCGCCGTGGATGTGTGGGTTGAGAATGTGGATACGAGCCAGCCGGATTGGGACGCGTCGCATCCGGCCTGGCAGCGCATCGTGGCCCTCGCGCCGCAATACGGCCTGCGCGACGGCAAATCCTGGCACGATCTGCCGCACCTCGAGCTCGTGGAAGTGCCCACCGAACCATCGGAGGCTGCCCAGCAAATATGCAAAGTCGATGGCGTGCAGGCCGTGTGGGATTCTTTAAACGTCCCTACTTTCGGAAGCTGAATGTCGCCCGCAAAGGCCACTATCATCGCGGTACTCTTCCTCTTCGCGCTGGCCATCATCGGCGTCTACGGAGTGCCGTTTATATTCTTGCTGGCGCGCTTTTTGGGCTGGCCGTGGGGACGCTGGCGACGCTCACGGCAATGACGCTGTGGGGAATGGTGGAGTGGCTGATCGTGACTTTGTATTCGTGAGGGAAACTCAGATGGCAATGCACTGCGACGAAAAAGGCTGCGTTTACATGGCAGTGGAAGGCGACAAAAAATGTCTCATGCACAAGCCGCGTGCGGTACCGAAGGCTCCCACCGCCGAATCGGACGGCTATGCCATCGTCACGATGTCCGAAGTTCCGAGCAATGCCCGTTACAACGAGGCGGCCGGCAAACTTTATGCCGCCGTGAAAGCACTGCAGGCCGGGCACGCGCTCAAAGTGAGCATGAAAATTGTCAAGAAAGTCATTCTGACGACCGCGCAAAGGTATGCACTGGCCGGGAATCTGCGCATCGGAGTCCGCATCGTCGGCGAAAGCGGCTATCTCTGGAAATTGAGTGAACAGGAAATCAAGTCCGTGGAACAAAAAGGCGAGCGAATGAGGAAAGCACGCGAGAAAAAAGACACTAGACGAAAGGGCGCGGCGGCTTGAAACTCTTTGAAAAAATCTGCCTCGGCGCTGCCACGTCTGGCGTGCTGTTTTTGCTCGTCGAAGCCGGCCTATTTATTCGCGAAGAAAGAATCAATTCGGACAAGATCGCGGGGCAGACGGTCGGCCTGGCGCTGCCCATCAAAAACGCTCTGGCGCAAATCGCGGCCGCGGCGAAGACCTTCGCGCAGGTGGGGGCGCAGGAACGGAACGCGTTTCAAGAACAGCAAAATTATTTTCGCGGCCTTACCGCAGGAACGAACACGCTGTTTGATACCGCCAACACCACATTGACGGTGTTCAATGCGACGGTGCTGCCGCGCGTGGCCGCGGCCCTGGACGGAACGACGGCCCTCGAAACGGACGCCGCGCGCGATCTGACGGACACCACGATCAAAATCGACGATACGATCGACGCGCTGCGGCCGATGATCGATGGCGGGATCCACGCGACGACGGCCGCGGCGGCGGCGATGTCCGATCCCGCGATCCACGAAACGCTGGCGCATGTGGACGGCGTGGCGGGCAATCTGGACGCCACCAGCGGCGATATTCGCGGCTTCGTCCACCGGGAAACCACTCCCGTGCGCGGGACGTGGAACGTGATCAAAAGTTTTCTGATAGAATTTGCCGGCCCGGCCGCGCAGGTCGCAACCGCCGCAAAGTGAGGAAAGAATGAACTGGCTATTCCAAAGAAAAATCACTGGCAACAATCGCCAGCGGCTCCGACATCCATTCTCTCGCAAAATGCGGGCACGCCATCGAAGTAAACATGTTTGCAAAAGCTGTGGCCGGATTTCCCATAAGTCTGATTCTAAAATTCAGCACGCGAACAATTGCGATCTAAAGGATTACTGATGGCAAACTACCAGTTGAAAATCACGATCCAAGCCTCGCGCCTGCCCGATCCGATTCCGGTTCCCGCGCCGGATCCCGGGCGGGATCCGATGATGGCGATGGCCAGCGCCATCAGCAAGGCGGCGGAAATGCAGGCGAAGCCCGCCTTGTTTTATCCCGGCGCCTTTCGGGAGAACGGGATCACGCTCGGCAAGGAAATTGAAATCAGCGCCGAGAATTTCGAGGAATTGACGAAGGCCCTCGGCAAGTTCGACGAACTGGCCGATCAACTGGAATGCAGCGCCCCGAGGAAAAACCCGTGGTAGAATCCCGGCATAGTCCATTCGCTTGACGCTCCCGCGACCGGCGATTCGATCCGCCGGCGCGGGAGTCCTGATCGTGGAAAGGAAAAACTAAATGAGCACTCCCTCCGCAACGCCATCCGAAAGTGAACTCGGAAAAATCTGGAATTGGATCAAGGCAAAGGTGACGATCGTGGAACAGGATCTCGCAAACCTAATCGGCTCGACGGAAGCCGCCAAGATCGAATCCGCCGGCAAAGCGCTCCTGGATAGCTGGATCGGCCCGCTGGCCGTCACGGCGTGCACCGAAGCGACGGATGTGCTCACCGGGCAAATGAGCATCGGCAAGGCCATCAGCGGCTTGATCGCCGCGGCGGAAAGCACCGGCAAATCCATTTCCGCTGCCGCGGCCCTGCAGGCCGTGGCCCTCGCGCAGAATGCCGTCGCCACAAAGGCGGATCCCACCGTAACCCCCGTCGCCTGATGGAAACGCGTGAATCGGCGTGGATGTATCGTGGCTTTCAGCGTTCCGTGCGGACGAAGATCATGCGCTGGACGCTGAAAGTAAACGGCGATCTGTCTGGCATGCGTCAGCGGATCGCCGAGCAGCAGGCCGACTTGCCAAAAGTAGAAATCAAAGCGGCAGTGGATCGATGGTGGGATGCGGGCTGCGATGATTTAGAGGGCACTGCCGAACAGGGACGTGCATTCCGTTTCATGCTGTAACGGCCGCGAGTGGAACGCATTCGCGGCCACGATCAGGAAAGCCCACCAGGTGCCGAGAAACCCCGCCAGATTTAAACCGTAGACCATCCAGGCCATCATCGGCTTTCCCCTTCCACGCGGGCCGCTTCATTCCGAAAGAAAAGCGCCGTCACGGGCCTGCCGTCGCGCTCCATGCGATCGGCCGCGCGCCGCCAGTCCGTAGCGCGGCGATCCTCCACCACCGGCCTCTGTTCCCGCCGGCGTTCGGCCCGCTTTCGTCTGTCAACGAACATTTGGGGTACGGCTGTTTGGGGGTCCATGTAGAGAGAATGCCGGAAGGAAGCGGGGAGGGTAATAGTACGCGGGTACCTCGAAAGTGGTACTAAAGTTTACCTCGCAAGATCAAGGCGCGATCGAGGGACTAAATCCAGGCGCCCTGTTTTCCCCATTTGCAAAATCCCATCCACGAAGTGCCAATCCGAGCAGCATTCCTCGCAGCGAAAAAACCGCAGCCATTTCCGCGAAGGTTTGGACTCTTTTAACGGCCAGCCGCAGCGTGGGCAATTCATAAGAACGGAAGTTCCACGTCCACGCCGCGAATGCGATCGAGCGCGAGTTTCCGGTATTCGTCTCCGGCGCCGTAGGCCACATCGGCAAGGATCGCGCGCCGGCGAAGGCTCCGGGCCACGCGGCCGGTAGTCCCGCTCCCCGCGAAGGGATCGAGCACCACGCAGGGAACCGTTTTCCCGCGTTGCCCCGGACAGCGGCAAGCGGGCGTCCAGCCGATCGTTTCTGGCGATTCCCATTCCGCGCTGAATTCTTCGCCTTTGCGATCTTCCTTCTGCGCGTTTACTTTCATCGGACCGTTGCTGCCCGGGCCGGGATTCCAGTTGCCGCAAAACTTTGATCGAGTGACGCGCTCCCACGGCGCGCCACACTGCGCGCACGCGCCTTTGGCGGACGTCGCCGCCAGGATGCAGCGCCGCGGCAATTCCTCTGGAAACGTGGCGAAATGCGCGCCGGCGAACGGCTGCGTCGCGAACATCCACACGTTGCGAATATTTCGATAGCCGAGCACGTCCCGCGTCGAATCGGTCCAGTCGCGAAAATTATCCTCGGTCGCCCGGGCCCGGGCTTTCGGCCCTCCATCGCCTTTGCCGCGCGAGTGCGTTCCTTTTGATGTGTAACCGAACATTTTTCGCGATAGTCCGCTATTGTCACCGCCGCCTGGCACTTGGGCGTAATCAGCGGTGCCGCGTTGCCCATTCTGAATGGCCGGTTCACGCACGGCGTCCGCGTCCCAAAAGTAATGCTCGGATTTCGTGAGCATCAAAATGTGTTCGTAAGCGTCCGTGGGACGGTCCTGGCAGGATTCCGGCATGGGATTGGGCTTGGCCCACACGATGATGGAGCGAATCCACCAGCCATCCGCCTGCGCGGCGATGGCCACGCGGGACGGGATGAGGCAAAGGTCTTTGGGCTTTAACGTGCCTTGCGGCTTCTGGCCTCCGCGCTTTAATGCGCCAGTCTCGCCATACAGACCACTCTTGCTGCTGACATTTGACGGCGCGCCTGACGAAAAGCCACCGACACCCGCGTAACTATCCCCGATATTCCAGAACAGCACGCCATCGGGCCGCAGCACGCGGCGAAGTTCGCGCAGAATTTCCACCGTGTGCTGAACGTACATTTCGATGGTCGGTTCCATCCCGTAAGCGCCGCGCCAGGCCCCGCAGAGCGAGCACGTCGAATGCATCGTCTGCGCCGTGGGATTCTGGCCTCGATCGCTTTCCTCCACCGGGCGCGTATTTCCAGAAGCCAGCGCCGCTCCGCTGTTTGCATTTTGCCAACGCGCTTTTTCGGTCGCGCAGTTTTGCTCCGTGCCGATCCATGAATGGCTGCAAAGTTCGCTTTGCCGCTGGCCCGGCGGAATATCGCGTTCCGCGCCGATCGGCCACGGAAGCCACACGAATTCCTGTTCGCCGGAGTATTTGCGAAGACCCCAATAGGGCGGCGAAGTGACGATGCACTGGACGGAGCGATCCCCGAGGGGCAGGGCCCGGGCGTTGGCCTGGATCAATTCGATGTCGGCATTATTCATTTACGGAATCGGCGAGCAAGGATTCTAAACGCGACCGCAGCCTGCAGCGCCACGACTCCATTTCCGATCGCGCGAAGCTGATCGGCGCGGGATTCGTCCACCACCAGGGCATGCCCATCAGCCACGCCGCAAAGCAAGGATTCAGGCGTTTGCGCGATGAAAGATCGGTTCGCGTCGTCCCACCAGACACGGACACTGCCAGCGGCAATCGCGGGGCCGAGATATGGGCTTCGGCAGAGAATGTCTCGCCAGACGGGATCGGCGGGGCCGGGGGCGAAAATAAATGCACTGCCGCTTCGTCCAATTGGCGCCGCCTCTGGCCTTCCTTCGCCGATCCCTTGTGATCGTTCGCCCCGGCCGTGGGCCAATTTTTCGCTTGCTGTGAAAATGTCGGATTCCCCTCGCCTCGGCCGTAATTCCCGCTCCGACGTTCGTCCGCCGAGGATGGAGTCTGCCATTGATCTGCCGTCTCGTTCAGATTCCGACATCCCGCCCCGTCCTCGCGCATCTTCTGAATCTGTTCCGGCGTTTTCGGATTTTCCAGATCGTGCACCTGCGGCGTCGGCCAGAATCTCGCTTGCTGATCCAGGCCCATTTCGTTCCGGCGATCGAGGCCCCTCGATCGGAAACTGTCCGCCGCCGGCGTCTGCCACTCGCGCGCCATCGTCGAAAATTCGTTCCCGTCCGGGCCTGAATTCCCCGCTCCCTGGCCGTAAACCGTTGGCCAGTTGCGCGCCACTCCCGTCAACGAATCCCCCGAATGCGCCGCGCCATTCCTCGGATGATTCCCGCAGGATTCCGAATCCTCGCCCCGGGCGGACGGCCAAAATAAAAATTCGCTTTCGCTGGTGGGCGGCTCCCACATCGGACGCTCGGATAGAAATCCATTCCGCATCGAACCCGAGTCCGGCAAGGTCGCCGAGAACTCGGGCCAGTCCGTCCGAGGAAACAAGGTCAGGCACGTTTTCCAGGAACAGGAAAGACGGTCCCACATCGCGAGCGATTCCCACGATGGCGGGCCAGATCCATCGCTCGTCTGCGGCGCCGAGCCGTTTCCCGGACTGGCTCCACGGCTGGCACGGGAAGCCCGCAGTGATTCCGTCCACGCTTCCGCGCCATCCGGCGCCGGGGAAGTCCTCAAGGTTTCCGCACCAGACAGGTGCCGGAACCAGAGCCTCGTCCGCCATCCGGGCCAGGAGAAGCGCCGCGCAGAAGGCTTCCCGCTCGACGTAACCCACAACGCGGGATCCCGGAAGCCCGAGGCAAAGTCCTTCATCGAGCATGCCCGTCCCGGAGCAAAGCGAGAGGATATGGATGGGGGAAAGAGCCACACGCATTTTCTCCGTCAAGAAAAAAGTCTGGTTTGCCGCTTCGCGCCCAGATCCGGGGTTACGGGCTGATCGCCGTACTGCGGCACGGCGTAAGTCATTCTACTGCCGCACTTTGGGCACGGTTTACTCAATACCGGGGAGTTTCGGCTCTCCCGGTGTGGGCAGGACTGGCATTTTACCTGTCTCCCGAAGGGCATTCCCTCTCCGATCGTGCGTCCTACCCCCCTGCAAATCGCATGGCTGGCCATTTCAGACGATTAGACCACTTCGCAGGCAGTATGTTGGCGGAACCATTCGCCATCCAGGACGCCGCGGCGGTGCATCGCATCCCGGTTCCGTTGCCAGTTGCCAGTTCCAGGCCCGATCGTGCGTTCGGCGCCGCATTGACACACGGCTTTCATCGTCACCGGCTGATGATAGGAACGCGAATGTTCGATCACGATCATACTAATTTCCAAAAAGAGCGGCGGGTTGTGAATCAGGAATTCCTTGCCGCATTCGCACACGAGTTTCATGGTGTTTTTAGAAACCTCGCTTCCAGTGGACGTAGCTGTAAATAAATCCCTGCGCGTTTCCGGCGATCCCCGCGGTTTGGGGAAGCCACCACCAGCGCCGCAGCCACTCATGCCGGCTGGATTTCATTTTTTGCGCAAGCCACATCCCCGCGGCCGTCTGGACGATGCCCATCGGAACCATGCGCGGCCAGCTGGGATGCGCGCCGATGAAAACGCGCGCCAGCGGATCCACTTCCATTCCGCCCTGTTTGATATTTCGGCGCGTCAGATCGCCATCGGCCAGAAGCGCGACGGCCTGGCCCGCGCCGAGGGCCACGATCGGCCGCGAATGGATGGCGCGGCAAAGGGACGCGCTGATCAAAATGCATTCCAGGAGCATTTTTACCGCAAAAGCGCCTCGGTTTTATTTCGCGCTCACCGCGCGGGCCGGGGCGTCTTGCTCTTTCCCTTCGCCAGCTTTCGAAGTTCCTCGAGGCGTATCACGTCCGCCGCCGTCCAGCCGTACTCCGTGCGAATATTCCCCGCCATTCGATCGTAAAAGTGTAAAGCATCCCGCAGCGCGGCGCGCAGTTCCGATTTCGGAACGAATGATGCAGCGGAGGGAGGGACGGACGGCCCCAGCTCAGAATGAGAAGCCAGTTTGGCCCTGCTTCTCTTCCCTACTTTCCGTCCGCCCTTCGCTCCGCTGCGGGTTTTCTTGCTCATTTTTCGAACAAGCCTTTCTGTTCGGCCGGCTTCGGCGCATCTGCCGCCCGCGACGAGGGCGCGGGATGCTCCGGGTCCAGGCAGCGCCCGAGACGGCCGTCGTCCACCTGGTGTTCGGTGTTGCGATTGCACTTCCGGCACCAGCCCGTCGCGCTGATCGTCGATTTTGGAAAGTGTTCGGTCATAACTCAGTTGGCCGATCTTCGTAGTCACGCATCAACGCTTGATGATCTTCAAGAACATGCGTAACTGAAAAGCCTTCCGTTACGATAGAGACAAATCCGCCACACTGCGAGCATTTGTGATTTGCGCCACCGAAAGGAACGGGAACAATAAACCGTTCGCCGCCAACGCCGCAGTGCGGACATTGACGAAGGCTAATCACTAGATACTTCGGTTCACTCACGAGCATGCGCCTCGATAAATTCCGCGACCTTGACGGCCATTTCGCGGGCCTGATTTAAATCGCAGATCGTGCTGCGATAGCACGCGCCGCACAGCCAGCCGCCCCAAAAGTCCAGCATCGCGTCGCCGCCATTGTCGGGCGGTTCGCCGGCAAGCTGATACCGCCGCAGATATTCGCTGACTTTCATGGTTTACAAATTATTCTTTCGCGGCAACGTGCATTGGCGAATATTTTCATAAGCCCTTGTGTCGAAAAGCGCTTCCGCAGCATCGGACAAAGAACGCGCCGTGTCGCACGTTTTTTCGAAGACAGATTCCGACAAGAGCCAATCTGGAAGCAAGTAAAACACAGTAGTAATCGCACCGTCCTCGCCTTGCAGTTTAATTTCCATCGTGGCCGGGCCGTCGTATCGTTTGATCTGTTTAGCGTTCATGCGTTTTTGTTTCATAAATCACGTTTTCACGATGGACACTTTCATCTCCGGGACTTCCTGGTAGCCTTCGGCTTCCACGGTTAAAAAACCCATCTCGGCCAGTTTGTTGATCGGCTTATAAATGTTCGTGGTGGGTTGATCGCAGCCGCGGCGCTTTAATTCCTTTTGCAGCGCGGGCACGTTTTTGGGACTCTTGAAATATCCTTCGTGGAGAAGCCGCGCGATCCGTCCGACGATCGTGGAATCGTCCATGTCCACCGTTTGCCGTTGCACGGTGACGCGCAGTTCGGGCCGGCGAGTGAGTAGGTCCAGAATGCCAGGCTCGTGCGCCGCCTTCGCCACCGTGTATTGGTAAATGTAGTCCAACTGCGGGACGGTGAGCGAAAGGCCGTTGCCGGACGGCGCGGACTGGCTTTCCCGATGTTTTGTCATGGCTTCGGCTGATCGGGATAGGGTTCCCTCGTAACCTTCGGTCAATTCGCGCACGCGCGCGGCCAGCGCGTCGTGGGCTTCAATCAGCGTCCTGTGTTCAGCTTTGAGCGTTTCGTATTTTTCGCGCCACATTTCCTCATCTCCCCCCGTCTCGGCGCCCGCACCGGCACTCCGAATATTCTCGTCAGAATCGCCGTCCGTTTCTGATCGATCGTCCAATCCTTGCGTTCGATGATCCGCTCTGCCAGGCTTTTCATCTTCCGTCTCCTGAGTTTGGATTTGCAGTAATTGGAGCGGCGCCGGGGACGATGGCTCCGCTTCTTTCCGGGAATTCTTGAACGCGCGCAACATCTGCCGCGCACTGGCGACGGTTTCCTCGCCGCGGGCGATGGCCTGCGCGTGGAGCTCGCTATCCATCCAGGCTGGTTGCACGTACACTTTGGAAACGCGCGCTTCCGGCGTGCGCACGAAAAATTCGCCGATGCGCAGCCGGGCAATGTCAATCGGTTTCAGCTGGGGGGAAAACATGCTGGCGAGCGTGCGGTCGATTTCGTGCCCCTCGGTTTGCACGCCGCAGCCCACGATCGAGCAGGCCCGCAGCATGATCTTGTCCACTGCGGCCATATCCTGCGAATCCAGCCACATGAAATTTTTGTTGGCCCCGGCCTTTCGCACCAGGTTCTCGCAGGCCATCTTTACCGGAGAGTTTTTCCCCTGCGGCACGAAGTCCTGCGATTCGGGGACGATCACGCGCACGTTCTTTTCGTGCTGATACACCCACTCCATCACCGAGCGGATCACGAGCGCCTGTGTCTCCGTGGCGTACTCGCGCAGGTCCATCACGTTCAGGCCGGGGAAAAGTTTCAGTTTCTTGGTGTAGGGCAGGCGGGCCAGCTGGGGCATCACGATATCGAAGTACGCTTTCAGGCTGGTGTAAATGCCGGCATTCATCCCGGACACAGGCTTTCGGGAATATTTCCATTCGCGCTTCTTTTTCTTGCCGCGGCCTTTTTCGATGTAGCCGCCTTCGCCGCCCAGCAAAGCCTTGATGTTGGAATGCACGTCGGCCAGCGTTTGCGCGAGGCGCGGATCCTCGCAGGCGCGGATGATCCAGGATTCCTCGAAATTCATTTTGCGCTGTTGCGAAGCCTCGAGGATGGACTTCACCCATCGCCAGAGCGGTTGCTCTTCGTCGTTCGTCGGTTCGGAGAAATAAGGGGGGATCATCCTGCCGGTGAGGAATCCCCCCTCGCCTTGTTTCGTGATGAACGCGACGGCCGTCAGTTCCCCACGATAGGCGATGGCCTCGAGCGCTGTAGTCTTCCCGGATAGCTGCGTCTGGCCAAACCACGCCAGATGCCCGGTGTCCGGGATTTCCACGCGCTTTCCCGTTTCGATTTCCCATCCGAGCAGGATCATCGCACTTCCAATTCGCGCATCATCCGAGTCTCGTCCTGACTTAGATGCTCTTTAGGCTCTCGCGCCTTCCGTGCGCCTTCCAACGTCAAATGAAACATATCGTCGCCGCCCCACAAATCGCTGGATCGTTTGACAGCCCATCCAGCTTTGACCATTTCTTCCCAGTCGGCATAGTCATTGTGGCCGGGGCCGGCACAGAAATGATTTCGATACGAAGTGTTTTTCCTGTTCGGCAATCCAAGTGCGTGACGGGCAAGCAAGCGTTGCCGTTCAGTCATGAAGACTCTCATTCCCCAGGCTCCGCATACAACCGATTGCCGCAAAACCATACCGACACCTTGTTCGAAAGAATTCTCCAAAGATAGTTGGACACTTCGATCTGGATCAGCGATCCCTTGGGAAGCACTATAGGCATAATGAAAGGAACGCAGACATTGTACGAACGATGCGGAAACGTCATACCAGCCCTCTCACCGAACCACATCTGAATGTTGTAGTGATACAAGTCGCGCGAACGAATTTCCTGGATCTCAAAATCGGTGTCGAGCGTGATCCGCTGAACTATGGATCGCCTCGATCGCCACAGCGGCGGGATCTTCGCGTCAATCGTGAGGATATAAGGCAAAGCGCTCATTCTCCCGGCTCCCGCTTCGCAGGCGGTTGCGGCGCGGCCTGGAATTTGTTTTTCACCGTCAACGTCAACCGCAGGCCCATCTTGTCCGCCAGCTTGAATAGCTTTTCCCGCGTCTTGTTGAATTCCTCTTGGTCTTTGTTCATGACGTGCACCCGTGAAAGAGATATCCGCACCAAAACATCAACGCCGCGAAACGCAGGGGATGAACCGCGCCGTAGGAAACCATTTCGCGCAACGCATCGGAAAAGTTCATCACAGCATCCCTTGAATCCAGTTCAGGATCGGGCGGATCGTAAATCTGTACACGAGCAGCGCCGCAACGGGGACGAGCCACAGCGACGCGAAAATCATCCGGCGCAAGTTCATAAGAAAAGAGTCAATTCGAACGCGGATTCCAGCCGGGCACGGATTTGATCACGGTATAACCCAGCTTCCAGGCGCGCCGGCGCATGGAAACCCGCGCGCCAAACATCATGCTGAAAAATAGTTGCTGCGACTGGTTGATCCCTTCGTCGCACAGTTGGCTCGTTCCGGTGCGCGCTTGGATCGTCAGATTCACGGCATGTTCGGTCAAGATGTGATCGGCCCATTGCTTCGTGGGCCAGAAGGGCGCGGAAAAGCCGCAATGCTCGCAGTAGGAAAACTCGCCGGCGCAGATTTCCGCGATCATCTGCGGGATTTTCTCCGGCTGCGACGAGTCAATATCCACGACGGCGGCGCTGGCATCGCGAATCCAGGCCGGCTCCGAAGTGTCAATCAGAAAGTGTCCAGGTTTTTCGCTCACTTCGATTCTCCCGCCGTGCGCCACGGCTCCATCGTTCCGTCTGAATGCAGGTACGCGTACGCGCCGTTCAGCGTGCCATCCATCGTGCGCGGCACGATCCGGCGGGGGACGATCCACACCGGCCCGGGAATGTATCCCGCCGGCAGCTGGGCGGCCGGGGAAACGAATTTGCCGTAGGGATGGTTCACATCCATCAAGATCGTCGCGGTTCCGTCCCCGATCACCGTTTTGCGGCAATTGGAAATTTCTTTCGTTTGTTCGTTGATCGTGGTTTGCAGATCGCCCAGCTGTTTATCGTAAGTCGCCCGGATTGCATCGATTTGCCGATCCAGCCGATAAACTTTCAATCCTGCCGTGATCATGACGATCAGGCAGAAGAAATAAAGGAACGGAGGAAGCGTCCATTGCAGTTTTCGAATGTCCATCATTTAGGAAACCCTCGCTTTCGATATTTCTCCGGGGCCTGAAACCCTCTCCGAAGCAGATGGCAAATCAAAATCGCGTCGTGCCAGGCAATCGCCCCGAGGGGCGTACTGGCCGGAATGTTTTCCAGTTCCATATCCGCCAGCGCGATGCCCCATTGTTCGGAGCAGCGCACTTTCATGCGATACAGAATTTGCCGGCCTTCATCCGTCATGTTCACCGCGAAAGCTCCCCTTGCCGGGGACTTTCGCTCTCTCCCTACGCGGCAGGCGTTTCTTTTGCTGGCGGCTCCACGATTCCCGGATCAATCGACGGATCGAGTGTTTTGAGCGCGGGCGCCAGCGCGAGATCGATCGGGGCGTGATCCTGTTGCTTCGCGAGCTCTGCAACGATTTTCGTCTGATCGTCGGGAGTCCCCGCGGCCAGGCGGTTCACGAGCGCCACAAATTTCGTTCCCTGTTCGGACACGCCTTGCCAGACGCGAAAGTTCATCCCGTTGATGATCACCAGCTTGTTCGTGCTCTGCATCGTCGCCTTCATTTTTTATTCACCGCGCACTCTATGTGCGCTCCCCTTTTTAGATTTACTCTAGCGAACTTCCACAAATTCGCCGTGCTGATAAACCAGGCGCGGGCGGCGCGGCTTTGCGGCCCGGGAAACCTTTTCGCGCTTGCGGCTCTGGACTGGATCGACTTCGGCTTGAAACTGCGCCACGGCCGTTTTTTCGCGGAGGGCAACTTCCTGCCGCTGAATCCAATCGTCGACCGCCAGCGTCACCGCACGCAACGCGCGCAGAAATAGCCGCCAAAATTTTTCACGCATGGCTGGCCACGAATCACGAATCGCGTTTCGCAGGGTTTTCATATCAAGTCTCCCGTGTCGATTTTCTTCCGGGGATGATCCCGGCGCCAGGCGTATACCTGGCAATTCGTGCCTTTGCAAAACTTCCGCGGCTGGCCTCGCTTGCCGTTCCATCGCGGCAATTTTTTCGCGCACCATCCGCAGTGCGTGGCGATCTTCCGGCCTTCGATCGACTGCTGAATTTCGATTTGGTTTACGGTCGCCATTACTCATTCACTGGAGAGAGAATATCATACATGTATGAGTTTTGTCAAGAGTATTGTATGAGTGGAGAGATAAAAAGAAAGAAAGAAAATGGAAGTGAACTGCGCTCTCCACAGAGCCTATTCGAAAAGTGACAAATTTTGTCAGTGACAAATTTTGTCACTCAGGGGGTCCGGGAGAGGGAGAGAAAATGGGCATTTAGGCCCGAAAATAGGATTAGTATGTACAAAACACAGGACATCCTAAATGCCCATTTAAATGCCCATTAAATGCCCACTTTTTAGGGGGTGAGTGGGCATTTGGAAGCTATTGTGTTCATTTGCTTTAGGTTAGGAATCGTTCGATATCCCCCTAGGGAGTGGGCATTTAAATGGGCATTTGGAAACTATAGAGAGTATTCGGTTTAAGCCTTAAATGCCCACTTTTGGCCTTTCTCTACGCGCGCGCGAGGGGACGGGCGGAAAATGGTGGGGTAGAAAGGTTACACGTCAAATGCCCACGCTGGGCATTTACATTTGTAAATTAAAATTTACAGAAAGAGGGAATTACTCGCCGATGCCTTTGGTGTAGACCGCCAAACCGCCGCGGCCTTTTTTGCCGCCGGATACCTTGTGGATCGCGCCGGTTTTTTCCCATCCCCGGATGCGGCGCTGCGCGCTCGATCGGGGAATCCCCAGCACTTCCATCAGCGTGCGGATGTTCCACTCGGTGTCCATCTGTTGCAGGGCTTCGGCCAGATCGTCGCCATCTTCGATCGCCTCAAGGCGCAACGGCATGATGGAAGTTAAATCGAGAACCATGCGCATCGGGTCGGCGGAAACTCCGTAGGCCGTATCGGTTTCGATTTCCACCGTGGAAACGTTGTTCGGCAGGATTTTCTTATTTTTAAATTCGATGAAGGTTTTGGCCCATCCCGAGAAATTGATGCTGCCCGCCGCGGAGTACATCATCTCGGCGTCTTTCTTGTTTTTGTGGTGGACGAGCAGCGTATTCGCTCCGGTGACGTCGCGCACGGCATCGATCATTTCGAGGAAGGTAGCGGAGTCCTGCGGGCCGTTCATATCGCCGTGGCCGACGAAGAGACGCCGCAAGACATCGAACACGATCAGATCGGCCTTAAATTCCAGCGCTTCCGTTACCACTTTCTTTGCCCACTTGGCCGTGAAGCCTTCGCGCGGAAATTCCTCGCGTGGGACGATCCGCACATTGTCGGGATCCACGTCCAGGAATTGTTTCGTGGCCAGGAAATCGCGGATCCGCTTTTTCATTTCCGCGCCGGACTCTTCCACCTGGACGAGCATCGTCCGAAACGCCTTCGGCACCATCAATCGCCCGAGGGCTTTCTCTGTGGCCACGGAGCACGAATAGGCAAGGCCGATGGTGAAAAAACTTTTCAGGCTGTGCGGCATGGCCACAATCATCGAAGGCGAATTACGCGCAAGCAAACCCTGGACGAGATATTCCGGTTCGGGCCAGTCTTTTTGCAGGAACTCCGTGGTGGAGTAGCTGATCTTGTGGCCGTTGCCATTCCCGTTTCCGCCTGGCTCCGTCAATTCAATCGCGCTGCGAAACTGAGTTTCCAGATCGTCCACATTGGCCCATCCCTCGAGGGCGCGCTTCTGGACGAACTCCGTTTCCCGGATCAGCTTTCGCAGGCGCGCTTTCCCGGCCACGATGTCCGCGTAGTTGGAAAGATTGTTGATGATGGGGCGGCCATCGAGCAGTGCGGAAATGTATCCCGCGCCGCCCGCGACCTCGAGCGTGCGGGCCTGGGACAGCCATTCGATCACATGAATTTCGTCCATCGGCAATTCGTCTTCGTGCAAGGCCAGGATGGCGTCGTAGATTTTCTTGTGATTGACGTGGAAGAAAGCATCCGGCGTAAGTTTGTCGGCCACGCTTTCGAGAGCCGGATTGTGGATCATAATGCCGCCGAGGATGGCGCGCTCCGCTTCGATGTTATGGGGAAGCGTCTGCGCAATTTCTGAATTAGGTTTTGTCATTTGCCAGGCTGCCAGGCGATCGAGTCTTACCGCGAAAGCTCCCCTTGCCGGGGACTTTCGCTCCCCTGTTTTTCACGAAAGCCGGGAGTGACGGAAACTTCGCCTGGCAGGGAGAAAGTTCCCGTCGCTCCACGAAGTGCTTCGGCGGGATGAACACTAAGGCTTTTCGTGGACGCAAGTCAAGCGGTGACGGATGTGGAAAACCTGTGGATGTGTGGAAAAGAGAAATGCTGGCGCGATGGTCGAACCACCGAAGGCGCCGGCATGTCGATGGAGGCGTACTGTGTGCCTAACCCAGTTCCTTACTCGGAAGGAACTCTATCATATTGCGGTTTGCGGCGCACTCCCCGCCGCGGCTGGCGGGATTTCGTTCTGTTTGGCGATCCTTAAAAAATCCTCGATCATTTTCGGCAGGCGCGGATCGTCTCCCACTTCGGCCAGGATTTCGCACTGAAAATAAGTTCGCTGCATCTCGCGCGATTTGAAAAACCCGAGCAGCGTTTCCTTGCTCATCTTGGCGAGCTCGTCCAGGATTTCCGGCCAGGCGTTCACCAAATAATCGTACATATCCTGCCCCGTCGAATTAGGTTGCTTGATCCCAGCGACGAGCCGGTGCAAGTGGGCCTGCGCGATGATGGCCTGCGCGACTTCCGGCGTGACCGTGGCAGCTGGGGCGGGAGCGGCGGGCGTTGGCGCGCCCGCCGCCGGTGTGGAGGGCGGCTGCCTTTGCTGGTCCATCGTAATCACATTGGGATCGTTTTGGCGAATTTCTCCGCGCTGCAGGCGGATCGTTCTCTCGTCCGATTCGGATTTCAACCGCAGTTGCTCAAGTCCCGCGACGAAACGATCGGCAAGCAACGGGATATTATTCGCAAACGTGGCGGCGATGTCAGCCTTCTGCGCCCCGCTGTTGATCAGCCCGGAAGTTTTTAGCGTGGTGATCAATCCCAAAATCTCGTCGATCCCTTTTTTCTCCGGCGAACCGACCAGGCCCAATTCTTTCAGGACGCGAAGCGTATCCAGCAAACCGCCTTCGTGATTTCCGCTGCCGAGAATTTCTTTTGCGGCCCGCAGGGTTTCGAGCGGATTTTGCGCGGCCGGCATTTGGCTCTTGATCAGCGCCATCGCCTCGGTTGCCGCCGTCACCATCATTTGCATTTGCATGCGCACGAATTCGGGATTCGCGTACATGCGCATGGCCTCGAGCGCCACGGTTTCATTGCCCCCGCCAGCGGCAGGTTGGCCGTTACGCGATGCCAAATTATTGGTGTTTGGGGCGCCATCCAAGACAACGACGAATGGACGCATAACTAGCTTCGATCGTTCCGGCGGACCATAAATCCAAATTTTGTAGCGACCACCGCCAAACCGTTCCCGAAGCGAATCCACGTCGAATGGTTCCGTGAATTTGTTGTTTTCTGGAACGCTTTCCGAATCGCCCCTCTCACTCACGCGATACACGCGCCCGATGTGGTGCTCCCACGGGATTTTTCCTTTTTCGACTTCCCTGTGGATTCTAGCGATCACTTCCCATGGATCGCCGTCATAGAACGCCTCGGGTTGCGCGTCTAGATGCGAACCGCTGGGAATTGTTTCGGTAACGACTGTGGAAGTGACTTTTCGTTTTAGAGGCGGCGTTGCTGTGGATGCCATGTGATCTACGCTCCGTTCCATGCCAGGCAGGAAGAAAGATAGAAGCATTACGGGGCGCATGTCAAGCCATACCCCCGTACGGTAGGGGCTTAATGTAACCGTCTACATGTATTGGACTTATTGCAATCGTGTTCGTAAAAGGCGCACAGTGCGCCCGTGGCAATCCACGCGACCCCTGGCCTGATTTATTCCGTCCCGCTTGCCGGCGGCGACGATGGAACGGCGCAAACGATTTCACTTTTGCGCCGCCTCGTCGACGATGCTTGGAAAGATCCGTTCGTCAATCGCACGGCAATCGATATCGTTCGCAACGCCGGCGTCGCGCCCTACGATGCATGGGGACAAATTCACGCGATCTACGATTTCGCGCACTCGTTTTATTTCGTGAACGATCCAGTGATGAAAGAAGCCCTGCGGCCCACGCGGGAACTTTTACAATTGCATGCCGGTGACTGTGACGATATCAACGCGAACGTCCTTCCCGCCTTGCTCGGCACCATCGGTTACGAAACGCGGCTCGTCACCATCGCCTGCGATCCCAACGCGCCCGATTCTTTTTCCCACGTCTATTGCGAAGTTTTTCAGGATGGCCAGTGGTATCCGCTGGATGCGGCCCGGCCCGGCGCCGTGTTTGGAGTGGCGCCCGCGCATTTCTATCGGCGCAAATGGTGGAGTCTGATCGACGATTCGCACGGAGATTATTCGAACGACGCGGGAATGGCCGGCTACGCGCGCCGCGGCGTGCGTGGACTTGGCCAGGTGGCAAGCGGCTTGGAAATTGCCGGCCAGGGATTGACGGCCGTGGGCGGGCAACTAGTCCAGGCGGCGAATACGGGCGCGCAGGGGCCGGGCGGCGCAACGCTGTTGAATCCATCGACCGCGGCCATTCCGGCCGCAACGCAGGAAATGGAAATCTTCGGCGTGATTTTGCTTGGCGCTTTGCTGTGGATGGCGGCGGCATGATGGCGTACGCGATGCTACGAACTGCGAACACTTCGGGGCTGCATCCCAGCTTGCGCGGCATACGCAGGCTGCGCGGCCTCGGCATGCTTGGCCAGACCGCCTCGCTCACGGCGCAAGCGGCGATGCAGCGAGCCATCACGGCCTATGCCGGCGCGCACTTGAATTCAAACGCCTTCGGGGATCAATCCTGGCTCACCGAGGCGGAAAACCAAATTTCAGCCGGGCAATTCAATGTGGGATGGTATTCGCCGTCCTGCGGCACCGCTCCATCGAACGTGAATCTTTTTCAGACGGCCAGCGGCCTAGCTCTCGGCACATCCTCGGCTGGAATCGGGATCCTCGCCTCGACGTCTGTAATCGCGGCGTCCACGGCGGCGATCGCCGGCGCGGTGACGATGGGGATCGGCGCGATCTTTGCCGTGATCGATTTGATTTTCGCTCACCATGCGGCCGCGGTGAAGCGCGATCTAAGTTTCGGATGCGCCGCGCTTCCGGCGGTAAACAATTCGTTTTCGCTGATCGCGCAGGCCGTCCAGGGCGGACAAATGACGCCGGCGACGGCGCAAGCCGCGCTGTTGCAGGTGTACGAAACGTTCATGCAGCAAGGCGGGGCGTCGGGAACGGCGTCCGGCCCTGGATCGATTCCCAGCGGGGGAACGTCTATCAACGATTCCCCGTACTGCAATAGTAACTGCGAAATGAGCGTGATTCTGTACGCGATGGTGCTGTACTGGCAGGCGCAATACGCGGCCATCGCCGAACAGCAAGCGGCGGAAGCGCAGCAAGCGGCCGCCGCCTCGAGCGGCACGACTCCCGCGCCTCGGAATTCGGTGATCGCGCCCGGCGTTCCCGGGAGCGGATTGGCTTCGGTTCCGCCGCTGGCGTGGGTCATGTTGGCGATCATCGGCGCATGGGCGGTGCTGTGATGGATCCGGCAAGGAACGGAAAAAACTGATGGCTTACGCTCGCTTGACTACGCGAAACACTTCCGGGCTGCATCCGAATTTGCGCGGCATGGGATCGTACGCGCCGCTTTCCACGAAGGTGAGCGCGGGCCTCAATCCAAACTTTCGCGGGATGGGCGATGTCCCGCTCACGACTTTTACGATCGGGCCAGGCGGACAGTTTGAAATGAGTTCCGCAACGACGCCGACGCAAACGAGTTTGTGGGACGAAATGCTCACCTGGCTTGGCCAATCTTCGTATGTGCCGGGAATGCCGAATTCCATTGTCGCGATCGGCGGCGCTTTCCTGGCGCTGATCGCGGTCAAGGGATGGGGACGGAAACGCTGATGGCCTACGCGCAAATGGATTCACCGCTTCCCGGACTGACCGTTGCCCCGAACGGAAAGCGTTGCTGCGGCATGCGCGGGCTCGGCCAGGATCCATCGGAGTTTGACACGACGCCGACTTACGATTCGACTCCGATCATCGACACCGGCGCTCCGATCGATACGAGCACGCCTATCGATTTATCCATGCTGCCGCCGACGAACGTGGTTTCGCCATCGATTGAATCGATGTATCCGTCGACGGTGGGCACGGAATTTGTGAGCAACGGCGATGGGACGTATACGAACATCCAGACGGGGCAGAGCGTTCCCTACGCGACCGCGCAGGAAGTGACCGGCGCGACCACGGGCGCGGCGACCGCGAGCCTGGACACCACGGCCACGCAAGGCACGGTGACGCTCACCGATCCGAATAGCGGCGTGACTTCCACGATCCAGACAAACAATTTGACGGCCGCGGCGCAGGCACTCAACGCGTCCGGCCAACTGGTGACGGCGGCGGGAAAACTCACGGCGCAGGGCCAAGCACTTTTGAGCGCCGGCAATCTTTATGCTGCGCCGCCAACGACGAATCCGTTGACTTCGCTTACCAGTTGGATGTCCGCCGCGAATTTGATTCCGGGGATTCCCAACATCGGCGTGCTGGGAATCGGGATCCTGGCCGTGGCGATTATTCCGGCGCTCCTGCAGGGCGGAAAGAAGCGCCGATGATCGCCTGGAACGCACCGTTCATGGGAGAAAGCGTGCACGCCTCTGGCGACACTGCAGCGCCGATCATCGGGCCGGGATATCGCCCGACAGCGCCGATCATCGCGCGCGTGTTCACTTCCAATCCGCCCGCGCCAGTGGAGACGGCCGCTGAACCGACGCCGCCCACGGTTCCCGCGTCCAGCGGAGTAGCTTCCTCGCCGGCGTCTGGAAGTTCATCGGGAAGCGGTTCGTCTGGCGGCGGTTCGTCCAGTACGGGATCAGTCGTTGATGTTTCCGCGCCTTCGATGATCACGAACGTCGTCGATCCGGCGACGGGGCTTTCCTATTCCGGGCAACTGACGCCGGACGCGCAAACGCTGCAAAATTCCGGCGCGCTGATCACCAGCACGAACGAACTGACGACGCAAGGCTCGGCCCTCGCCGCGCAGGGGGATTTGATCACCGGAATTCCCGCGCCAACGACGGCGCAGGTCGCCGCGGCCAGCGCCGCCGCGCCACCCACGGACAGCTTTTCCGGCTTCATGACCTGGCTGGGCGAGGAAACGGTGTGGGCCGGCGTGCCGAACGGAGCGGTTTTTGCCGGCGGCGCGATCGGATTGTTTTTACTTCTAGGTGGTGGAAAGAAACGCCGATGATTTTTCCCAATCGAGCATTCGGAGCGCCTTCGCTTCGCCCGGGCATGGGCTATTCGTCCGGGGCGTTTCATCTGAAAGGCGGCCACTCCCTCGGCTACGTGGCGCACATGGGATACGCGCCGGGCGCGATCACGCTTGGATCGTTTTCATCTTCCGAAGAGGAAGCGGCGCTCGGTGCCGGAGTGTGCACGCAAAGCGATCTTGATTTGCTCAACTCGCTCGGCGCGACGGATCAGGATTTAACGAATTTGATCAATGGAAATATCACGCTCACCCAGCTGTATGCGCAGTACGGCGCAACGATTCCAGCGGGATCGGCGGCGTCCGGCGGTTCACTTCCCCTTGCACCGGCGTCGACGGTTACATCCAGCGTGAGCGCGCCCGCGCAAGTTCCGAGCGGAAGCACTCTTCTTTACGTTTGCACGGTAGTGGGCGGGCCTGGTGATTTGACGGTTTCTCCGACCTCGGCGATGTCTCAATTCGCGTCGCAACTGAACGCGCACGGGATGTCGGTTCTTTCGTCCAGCAACAATGAAACCGTGCTCAACGCCGTGTTCGGCACAGGCGCGGCGATCACTTTCCAATTCACGATTCTGGATTCGATCGGTAACGCGCTTCTTAGTGACGCGAAATCGGTATGCGATGGAACGATGCAGAGCATCGTGGGAAATAACGTGAGCACGTCGAATCTTTCCATCGTTTCGACGCCTGGGACCGCGAGCGCGGCGGCCGCATCGGCCTCTTCCACGGACATCACATCGTTCCTGGAAAACAACGCGCTGAATATCGGGATCGTTCTCGGCGGCTTAATTTTGCTGAACAATCTAACGGGGAAGAAAAGATAGGCGCATGGCGGGACAATTCAGAGTCGAGCACTACTCCACGGTCCAGAGTGGCGAAAAGGTGCGGACCGTTTCGCGCGGAGGGCACCGCGTGCGCATCGCGTTTCCGCCCGGCAGACGGCACAAAGGGTCCGGGCGCGTAGTGGAAGTGCTTCATCCACTACACGAAAATCCCTGCCGTCTTTCGAATCCCGCCGAGCTCGTGGTGATGATGGCGAATCCATCGGAAACGGCGCAGCGGAAAAAGGAAACCCGCGAACGTGCGGCGCGCATTCGCGAGGCGCGGCTCTCGAATTCCAGCGGCGGGCTCGAGGAAGCGTCCGATGCGTACCGGGAATTTCACGGCGCGCCCTCCGGGCACATCGACGAATACCGCGAGCCGACCCCGCGGCCCGTGACGCTTTCCGAAATCGGCGATTTGATCGAATTGCAGATCAAGCGGCCGACCGGATGGAAATGGGCGGTGTTCGATTTCACCGGACGAAACGTGCGCGTGGCGCAAAACGTGGCGGGAACGCAGATTTATTTCGTGGGCGGCAATCAGAAAGTTTCGCGCGGCGAACTTTCCCTCACCGGCGCGGACAATTCGAAGGAATTGATCGACCTGGGCGAAGCGATGGTGATCGCCTATCGCACGAAGAAAGCGCAAGTGGACGGGAAGACGGCCACGTACGAACACAAATTTGGCGAGGAAACCGACGTGCGGCCGCGCCTGATGTACGACTGCCGGGGAACGCAGCCGCGGATTTACCTTTCGGGCGGCGAATATCGCGTGACAGAACGAGGGATCGAAAATTGAGTTACAACCCCCGACGACGAGGCTGGGGCGGTGCGCGAAGGGCAAGCCGTGTAGACGGCGCGCACCGCTGCCAGTCATAACAGGGAAGGGAAGTAATGGAAACCGAAAGCCCATCTGGAATGTTCAAACTGGAACAGGAAATCTCCCTGGTCCTGAATGATGGTCCGCCGATCTTCGGCAAAGCGGCGTACGTGGACGGGAACTTGATGATTCAGATTTACAAAGACGACGAGCGAAATGAAACGGCGGCGCAGTTGTACGGAATGCCGGCGATCCTCGGCGCAACTCTTTACGTAAGGCCATAGAGGAAAAAATGCTTGCAGCGGCGAATCCCGAAGTGATCAAAGTCCACACCGTGAAAACGGCCGATATGGATTTCGATCTGTCAGTGAAGATCAAGCGCGAACGAACCGCCGCCGGTCCAGGGCGCGGCTACCAGGTGTTCGGCATGATCGAAACGATTTATTTCGA